CGATCGCGTCGTCGACGCCCTCGAACCCGATATCTTCGTCGTGGTAGTCCCATTCGCTGACGCACATCGTCATGCTGTGCACGTAATGTGAGCTGTGCCTTCCGACCTTCGCCGACACGGGGTTGTATATCCGAGACAGCAGGCACAGCTCGTCGGCGATGGTGTGCAGAACTTCGTCCTCTGGTGCGTGCTCGCGGATCTTCTGCGGCGCGATGTCGTATGTGGGCTCGTCGGTCATGGTGGCAAACGACATTATCGATCGGGCGCGGTAGGTGCCAGTCCACGACGCGCCGTCACCCTGTGACCAGAAGCCCGAGAACGACGGCTCGTTCTTGTCGAGGTCGATGCCGAGGATCTCGCAGATGCACTTGAAGTCGTCGTACACGCAGTCCCACCAGTCGTGGTTCACGTTGAAGTCGCGATGCTTGTCGATGAATGCTTGGCTATAAGCCATTGTTTGTCTCCTTGCTTGTTATCCGATCAGGCGAGCATAGCTCGCCGCCGCTTTATGCGCGGGGCATAGTGCCCCGCGCGGGTTGTCAGATGTCACGTGCCGTGACGTGCACTGTGGTGCCGAACGGCGGCTGGCACGACTTGTTGTCGACGATGACCCAGAGCACGGGGCAGTCCCACTGGCCCCACGACCCGCCGAGGTAGCCGTCGGTGAACACGACCGCCGCCTGCGGCTTGATGCCTTCCTTGGTCATGTACTCTGGCACGCACTCGACCATTGTGCCGCCGCCGCCCGCGGGCTTGGTGCTGGCGATCATCGTGTCGAGTTCGGCGCCCTCGTACCGCTCGTCGGCGCACACCTTGGTGTCCCAATACAGCAGGCGGACAGCCTCGGGGTGAACGGTTTCGGCGATGCTCTTGACCTCGGACAACATGCGCGTGATCTCCTGCTGCCCGATCGACCCCGACATATCCGGCGCGACTACCAGTTCCCCGATGCTCTCGCTGATGCCGGACGGCATATAGTAACCCGCGCCGATATACCGGCGGCTTGGGCGCTGCCACGTCGAGTAGTCCTTGCCGGTACACGTGGACACCACGAACTCTCGCAGTATCTCGCGCCAATCCTGCTGTGGTTGCAGCAGCTCGTCGAACATGCGGTCGCCGCCTGACCCCACCTTGCCTGCGGCCAGCGCACCCTGCCTGATCGCCTCGTCAATCTCGCGGGCGAGATCATCCTTCTCGGCCTCGGTCATCTCCTTGGCATCTTCCCAGTCGTGCTGGTCGAACCCCTCGCCGTCGCCGTCGCCTTCGCCTTGTTCCGGCTCATCCCGCGCCTGCTTCTTGCGGTCGACAAAGACCATGGCGCTGTCCCACCCACGGTACTTCTCGTCGAGGCAGCCGATGGTGAGTGCACCGGTCATGGTGGCGAAGCCGTCCTTGTTGTCGTCGACCAGCTTGATGTTGATGACGTAATCGCACGCTTGGTTGGCGGCGCGCGGGTTCTCCTTGTACATCCACTGCCATGTGGTCAGGTGTCGGTACAGCTTGTGGTACACCTCATGCAGCACAAGGAAGCGCAGCTCGCTATCCTTGAGCATGTTGACGAAGGCGCGGCCATACTTCTCGTCGCGGCCGTTGGTGCAGGCTGTTGGCACGTTGTCGACGATCTTGCGGCTGCCGATCATCATGACGCCTGACAGGGCCATGTACTTGGGGTTGGCCATGATAGCGATCACGGCCTTCTCGAGGCGTTGCTCGGGTGTGAGTTTACTGTTGAACATCTGTTTTCTCCTTGCTTGTTATGCGCGGCGCATACAGCGCCGCGCTGTTTCTCACATGCCCAGCCCGGGCAGTGCGTCGATCGCGGACTGCATGGCCCGCTTGGTATCCTCGCGGAAGATGTCGTTGCGCACGAGGTCGTCCTTGTCCACACCGTCGAGCGCCGCACGAATGCGGTTCTGTGCCAGCGTGAGGCTCGGGTCGTTGGTGAAGTTGGCAGCCTCCAGCATATCTGTCAGGTGCATGACGTGCTCCATGGTGCTGCCGTAGATCTTACCCTTCTTGCCTTCGGCGTCGACGCCCAGCTGCGACACGAACCGATTGAGCTCGGTATGCAGTCGCTCCCAGACGTCACGCATGGCACCCTCGACTTGCTTGCGGTAGAAGGTGTTGTACTGCTCCTTCAGCGCGTCCTGTGCATCGCGCTCCATGTCCACACGCCAGTCGCCTGCGTCAGGCAGCGGGATATAGGACATGCGGAACCCGAACTTGTCCCGCAGTGAGTCCACCGTCGGATACTCGTCACGGTTAAACAGAGTGCCCAGCTTGGCCTGCGCCTGCACCACTTCCCAGTCGTATGCGTCGAGGAAGTTCTGGACCAACCGATCGAACTCGCCCTGAAGCTGCGTCATCTGCTGGTGGTACTTGAAGTACACCGTCGTCGGCAGCAGGCGCATACCGCTGTCACTCCACGGCATTGTCATGGCGTAGTGCGAGGTGCGCACGTTGGCCGCAAACTTCTGAACTGCTACCAGTTCCGCGCAGTCGCCCAGCAGCTTCTTGTTGACCGATGCCACGCCGGTACGCGCAGCGTTCTGCGTTGTTACCTCGGCCGATGCAGCCTTGTCTTTCTTGCGGCCAGTCCACGACGAGATGCCCAGCTCTACGAGCATGGATGCAGACGAGATAGATGGTGCGGACACCGTTGGTTGTGTGTCAAAGTTCATTGTCGTTCTCCTTGGTTGGTTGATTGTTGTTATGCCCGGCGCGCACTGTGAAGAGCGTCGCGCACTGTGAAGTATGATGACAGTTGGCTCTGCGAGACACCGAGATGTTCGGCCAGTGCCGCACGGGATGCCCACTCAACGCCGTGCAGGATGACAGGTTTCTTGTGTACGCCCTCGCAGCCTTTCTGGAGCGGGCCCAGACCCACGGTGTCGAGCGCGCCCCGCCGGTTGGCGGAGCACACTGTCGCTTCGGATACGCCAAGGGCGTAGGCTGCGACTTTCTGGCTGGGGTATGTCACACCCCGCACTGTTATGCTTTTGGTCATAGTGTTGCTCCTTGCTATGCGCGGGGCATAGCGCCCCGCGCGGGTTGTTAAACGTCTGCCGCGAACAAATACGACCTCGATCTTGCCCAATTCGTGAACGCCTTGTTGGTCATGACAAGCCCCTGCTTGGCGTACTTGGGCGCACGCACGCCGTTGGCGAACAGCCCCTGCGCTTCGGGGTCAAGCCGGTTGAGGTAGACCATCCAGTTGTCGATCCAGTCGGCCTCGATCGACGCCAGCGTGCGATACACGACCATGCACACGGCGGCGGCGCCGACCGGCACCTTGGCAGTCTCAGGGCTGTTCTTGATCGACGCCATGGTCGGCAGATCTTCGGCGAGGCGCACGAAGGCCATGAGGTCCATGGCCGCGCGGTCGCCAAGCGTACCCATGAGTGCCGCTGTGATCGTCACGTTGTCCATCTTGTCACGCAGCTTGAGCCAGTCAGAGGCCGCTTCCAGCGAGCGCGGTGTCACGAAGGCTGCACGCGACGACCGCGGGTGGTAGATGTAGGGGTTGTCGTCGGGGTTCTGCACATCTTCGAAGGACTGGAACACCTGCGGGTTGTCCCTGACCCAGCCCAGAATGACGGGGTCGATGTCGTTGTTGATCCCCCATTCCAGCCACTGGAAGTTGTCCGGCTTCTTGAGCGTCACGCAGGTGATGCGGTTGCGTGCGTGTGGGCGCAGCATATCCCCAACGCCTTCGGCCCCGAGGTTGGTCGTGGCAAACACGATGCTGTCCTTGTGCATTTCATAAGACCCCATCTTGCGTTCCAGCATGAGTCGTAGCAGGGCGTTCTGAACCATGGCGTTCGCCTTACCAAACTCGTCGAGCATGATAATGCTAGGCTTATCGCTCAAGTGCAGGCCCAACTCCTCGTTGGTGGCGAACCGTACGTAGTCCTGTTCGCCAAGCTCCTTCATCTTTGGGATGGCAATATCGCCAAGATCCTTGGTCGTACCATCAAAGTAGAACCCGCGGTGCGTGGGCATCCTGCGGACCAGCTCGGTGAGCATCGAGCTCTTACCAGTTCCCATATGCCCCTGCACCAGAACGGTGCGCAGGTGGCCCGCTGTGGCGATCATGTTCGTGGCCTGATCGAGGTCCACGTTGTACATGCTGTGTGCTTGGTTAGTCATTGTTTGGTTCTCCGTTATGCGCCGCGCATACTGCGTCGGCTTCTACTTAATGTGAGTTTGCTTTGCGATGTGCGACACAGTCGTCGCACATGCACTCTGCGCCGCTGGCAGCGTAATACTGCATGCACATCTTGTGCGTGATCGTGAGCAGCTTTGACGCCGCGTGCGGGTCGTCGCTGAAGGACGTCAGCAGGGCGCCCATGATATTGATAATGGTTACTTCGCTGAGCGCCTCTGGCATGTTGTCCAGCATAATCTGGATGTATTTTTCGTCTTCTGTCATTGTCGTTCTCCTTGTTATGCGTGGCGCATAATGCGCCGCGCAGGTTGTTAAACGTCAGCCGCTGCCGTCGCCGTAGCCGCTGCCGCTGCCGCTGCCGTAGCCGCTGCCGCTGCCGGTGCAGGTGCCGTAGCCGTAGCCGTTGCCGGTGCCGGTGCCGTAGCCGTCGCCGTCGCCGTTGCCGTTGCCGTTGCTATTGCCGCTGCCGTAGCCGTAGCCGTTGCCGCTGCCCTTGCCGCTGCCGTTGCCGTAGCCGGTGCTCATAGTGTTGCTCCTTGTTATGCGTGGCGCATTATGCGCCGTCGCCGTCGCCGTTGCCTTT